CCGGCGTGCTCTCGTTTAGTCCTGTACTATCGTAGAACGCGCGTTCTGAATTTGGTTCTGGCCGGCCGCGGATTTCTCCAACTCGTTCTTTACGTATTCCGGGCCGCGGGCCAAAAGGGGGCACGTCCCACTGCCACCCCACCCCAGGGTAGGGTCGTGGGGAACAGGTGTTCTACGCACACAGCATAGACCACCCCCTACCCCGTCTACCCCTACGATAGATAGATAGATAGATACTTGTCTAGTGGCTACGTTCTACGGTTGTGTGCCCAAGTGTCGGGACACGCAACAACTAGAGCACGGATGCCGGGTCCAGCCCAGCTATAGCCTTGACTACCTGATTGACCGTGACGTCTACCTTTTCACGATAGATATCAGGTTTGCGTGCTCTAAGTAAGAGCATCATCAATTGGTCTGAGTACTCAATCTTCGAGTCGGTCCCGACTGGCTCACCATGCCAGTAAGACGTACGAGTATATGGCGAGCCTTCGATCGCGCGTCGGTATGCCTCACGTTCCAAGCGCTCAGTCGCCATGTCGCCAGCACGTTGGACAGCGGCCGCGAACTTCAAGTCATGTTCTTGCCACACGTAGAACGTGCTACGTCCTATGCCGGCAGACTTACAGCCTTCTGTGATATTTGCCCATTGCGCGTAGCTTTCAAGAAACGCGTGCTTAGCTCGTGCAAAACGTCCATGCATATGCCCGGTAGAAGGCCGGGGAGCTGCCGGGTGAGTCGTCATGGCGACAGCGTAGAGCATGCTGGCAAGGGGTCCTGGTCTCAACCGGCGCGTAACCCGGACACAACTTGCATCCACCCTATCGTTTCGATATAGTGCTGGACATGGCACCCACTAGTCTGGTCTACGGACCATATGAAATCGAGTCGGTAGGCGAAGGTCACGACCGGTACTACTACATTGTTGACGGCCGGGATGGCCGCATTGTTCGCACAGCAGTCGGGATGACGTTTGCTCGTCTGAGCAATGCTCGCAAAGCTGCTGTCAAGCTAGCGCGTGAGGTTCGGTCATGAGCCGGCCAACGCACGGGAATCTGTCCCGCAGCATTGACTGTCAATGGTCCCGGCACATCTTGTGTCTGACACCTGGCACGTGTGACTGTCCATGTCACAAGAGTTTCGCGACTCAGCACGAAGACTGCGACCGGCAACAGCCGGTTGGACCGGTGTGCATCTACAGCACGGAGCATGGCGACTGTGGTGAACCGGCGCACTACTCGCTGATGGCGATTGCAGATGGCCACACGGCGTACAGCTGCGAGGTTCATTTCACGAAAACATTGATGGCGTTTGGCGACTATGAAGGTAACTTCGATGTGCGCGAACTGAAAGGAATCAACTGATGGCACCCATGACAACGAGCACGTCGGAGAGCAGCATTCTGGCGATGGCCGACGCGTTAGTACCGGTCCGCATTCTGTCCGATGAAGACCATTGGATTATCAACTTCCGTGCGGAGGATCTTCCGGTGGCAGAGAAAGAATGCCATCGGCTGTTTGGATTCCCGAGCGGACTGTTCACACCGGACGGATATAACCCGAAGACGAAGAAAGGTCGAGCGCAGGGGTATTCGACGGCGATTCTGCATTTTGCGCCGGCTGATCGCTCCGGGTATGACGTATGTCAGTATCGGACGGCCGGGTGTACGGCGGCGTGTCTGAACACGGCGGGCCACGGCGGGATAGCGCTGGATGTCAATGGATTGAACGATGTGCAGCGGGCGAGAATTGCTCGGACGCGACTGTTCTTTCTGAATCGGTACGTGTTCAACATCTTGCTTGAGCGGGCGATACGGACGCACATCCGGCGAGCGACACGGAACGGACTGATTCCGGTGATCAGGTTGAACGGGACGAGTGATCTCCCGTGGGAGAGGCTACGGCTGAACGATGGCCGGACGGTCCTGGAGACGTTCCCGGAGATCACGTTCTACGATTACACGAAGCACGCGGAGCGGGCCATTGCCAACGTGTCTGGTCAGCACCCGGCCAACTATTGGCTGACCTTCTCGCAGGCTGAGTCGAATCTGGACGATGTCAAGCGGGTACTGGTGGCCGGGGCCAACGTGGCGGCGGTGTTCATGGCCAAGCCTCACGCGTTGCCCACGGTGTATGCCGGGCGTGTGGTGATCGATGGCGACAATGATGACTTGCGGTTTCTGGATCCGCGGGGAGTCTACGTCGGGTTAGCTGCGAAAGGACGTGGCAAGAAAGACACGACCGGGTTTGTGATCAGGGATTGGGACGAGACCATGCGGCTGGACGCGTGGCAGAACGATTATGCGGACATGGCCCGGGGCTAGCGCCCCGGAGCGTTCACTCTGGATTGAGAGAGAGATTGGCACCCATGAAAACAGATGAGATCTACGCACGCCAGATAGCTTCACTTCGATGGTGGTATCAGGGTCGACTCTGGCCTATGGCTGATGACGGCACGCCTAATCACTGGGTCTGTTGCCGACTGTGTGGCGCGCTGTACGCGTTGCCCACAGAGTTAGCCGAGTCCCACCGCTGCCCGGTGAGGATGTCATGACCATCCTAGAGCTGCCTGACTACATAGACCCGGCCGTGTTGGTGCCGGGTCAGGCGATCTACGCCATGCTGGCCGGGACGAATCAGCGGCTGATTGTGGAGAAGGTCGAGCCGATGCTGGTGTGCCGCGCGCCGGACGGGACTGGGGTCATTGTGTATGCGCACAGCGCGGTGCCGGCGGACCCTGAACCATGAGCCGGCCAATGTCTGAAGTGCCACGCAATGCACGTAGCTGGATTCTGAACGACGAGCACAGTATTCGTACCTGGCTGGACACCAGCGATCCGGCCATCTTCCCGAACGTGTGGTACGTCGCAAGTTGTACGTGTGGTTGGCACTCGGCCAGTCAGAGCGCGGGTCTGCGCAATTGGAATGCCGATGGCCACGCTAGCGATGTGCAGGGGCACGCCATGACACTCCCCGGTGACAGGGGGCCGTACCTATGAGCCGGCCAATGTCTGACCTTGAGCGTGAGCGGCGCGAGCGGCCGTACCGCAGTGTGATGCCTGGCGCTGACGCAGCGTGCGAACGGCAGGTTCAGGCCTGGCGGACCGCGGAGCGTGCGCGACATCGGCACAACACGCGTATGGCGTGGGCCGTGTTCGGCAGCCTGAGCCTGGCCGGCATGGGGCTGATCGGCAGTGTGAGCCCGGATCCCGGCTGGCAGGGGTTTGGTCAGGCGTGCTTCGTGGTGCTAGCCGCGGCGTGGGGCGTGGCGTTGCTTGTCGATAAAGCCCGTGGTCGGCGGCCATGAGCCGGCCAATGTCCGCGGCGCCACGCTACGTGGCCGAGCGGGTGGCGGGTCTGTGGCAGGTACGCGACACGGTCGGCTGCGACAGCCACGGTGAGGCGTGCATCGTGGTGTACGGACCGGGCTCGAGTGGAGCCGCGGCCGCGAAGGCCGGCGCGGCACGGCTCAACAAGACCAACGTGGCCAAGCCGGCCAATGAAGTGCGGGCGTGGCGCACGGCGCGCGGTCTGTCTCAGGTCAAACTGGCCGAGTTGCTCGGGGTACCGTGGCTGCGCGTGCAGCGCTGGGAAGCCGGCACGCATGCGGTGCCGGCCTTTCTCCACCTGGCGCTGGCCGAGCTGGCCAGACAGACAACGCCGGCCAATGCTGATCTAAACTCGGAGCATTAGGTGTCGGTCACCTGATGTGAGGCGCAAAGCTCCCTGAATAGACCTGGGGAGCTTTGCGTGTTTTAGTCGAAGTCGCCGCGGAGCCAGCGGAACCAGCGACTGAGCACCACGCCGAGACAGCCGGCGGCTAGCAGCCACGCCGCCAGACCGATAGCCAGCCACGTCAGCATGGCGTGTCGTCCTGCGTGGGCATGTACCCGAGGCGTTCGCGCAGCAGGGTGCTGCGCTGGTCCAGGACCCGCTCTCTTCTGCGCCAGAGATCGGCGGCCTGCTCGAGCTGGTGGTTGCGTTCCGCGGCCTGGGCGCGGATTTCCAGAAACACGAGCTGGCGCTCGAGTTTTCTCAAACTCAGACTCAGACTCAGCCGCGCGCGAGAGCCCGTCATGTCCGCCAATGCGGACACAATCCGCCCTCATTCCCCAGCCAGGATTTAGGACTCTGCGATAACAGCGGTAATAGAGGTGATGGTGGTAATGGAGATAATGGTGATAATGGGGTGGGATGTGACCCTGTTACCGGCTGGAGAGCCAGAATAAC